CTTTTTTATGTCTGGAGGTGAGCATTTTGTTATTCCGTACCATCACTATCATTATTACCATCGTATTTTAAAGCGCAGCTGCGCAGAAAGGAGAAAGCATTATGAACTTTTGGTCCGAAATCGTCAAAGAGGTTGGCACCGTCCTGGTGGAAGTCCTCGTCCGCATCGCTGAAGAAATGGAAAACAACAATTGATCACAGTACACTGAAAAGGAGATTTTACTATGCCCGCAAATGTTGAAACGATGTTCTCTGTCCGTGAGACCCCTTGGCACGGCCTTGGCCGTATCATTATGGATGCCCCTGCAAGCCGTGAAGCCTTGGAACTGGCCGGTGGAAAGCCGTAATATCTATTCCGGCACGGGTGCTATGATCCCCGGTTATCGGGCTAACGTCCGCAGTACCGATGATGCTGTTCTTGGCGTTGTGTCTGACCGCTACCGCATTGTGCAGAACGAAGAAGCATTCCAGTTCACCGATGACCTGCTGGGTGAAGGTGTCACTTATGAAACTGCCGGTTCCCTGCAGGGCGGCAGAAAGGTCTGGATGTTGGCAAGGCTTCCGAGGAAATATCTTATTGCTGGAGATCAAGTAGTACCATATCTTGTGATCTTCAACAGTCATGACGGCAGTTCTGGTGTGAAAGTGGCCATGACTCCAATCCGTGTGGTCTGCCAGAATACTCTGAACCTTGCGCTGAATACAGCAAAGCGCAGCTGGACTGCACGCCACACCGAAAATGTTCTGCTGCGGGTGCAGGATGCCCGTGAGACCCTGCAGCTGGCCAGCAACTATATGGTTGAACTCGGCAACCGTGGCGAAGAGCTGGCTCGCATCGATTTATCCGATCACAAGGTGCAGGAGTTCATCAATGAATTTTTCCCGATTTCTGAGGACCTGTCCGATTGCCAGCGGAAGAATAATCTGCGCCTGCAGGAAGAGCTGAAGGCTCGCTACTACAACGCACCGGATCTGGAATGGGTCGGCAAGAACGGTTGGCGCTTTATCAACGCAGTCTCTGATTTTGCTACCCACGCAGACCCTCTCCGCAAGACCAAAAACTACAACGAGAACCTGTTCCTGCGCACCGCAGAGGGCAACCCCATGATCGACAAAGCCTACAAGATGGTGCTGGCAGCAGCATAAAGGAGCAAGCCATGAATGATGTAAATAACCGCATTTTCAGGGAATTCACGGAATTCTTTGACAACGTTGAGAAGAGTGCTTCTGAAATCAGCGTTACCACGGCTTATGAGATCACGATGAAAAGTACCATCAGCACCGCCATTATTGTTTTGGAATCCGAGGGCCGACTGGAGGAGCGCTACTGGAACCATCTCAGGGTGCAAAATAATATTCTGGATTTTCTTTACGACCTGTGGGTTGGCTCTTGCCATTCATTGGCCAGCGACTTTTCCACGATCATGAAAGACTTGGTGGAATATGACTTCATTCTTGCCGAATCTATTATGAAAGAAAGGATGCAAAGCGCATGAAAAGATTGATTTCAACTTTGAACCTGTCCAAAGAGGATTGGCTCCGCTACCGCAAGTGCGGTATTACCGGCACGGATGCCGGGGCTATTCTTGGTCTAAATCCCTACCGCTCGGCATTTCAGGTGTACCACGATAAAATCAGTGATACCTTTGAGAATATCGACAATGAGGCTATGCGTCAGGGACGCGATCTGGAAGATTATGTCGCACAACGCTTCACCGAAGCAACCGGTCTGAAGGTACGCCGTGCAAATGCCATCTACCAAAGTGAGGAACATCCACTGCTTCTGGCGGACTTTGACCGTTTGATTGTCGGGCAGAAAGCAGGACTGGAATGCAAAACGGTTTCACCGTTCTCTGCGGATAAGTGGGCAGATGGCAAAATCCCTGCACATTACATGGCTCAGGTCAATCACTATCTGGCTGTCAGCGGTTTTGACTGCTGGTACATTGCTGCTCTGATTTTCGGGAAGGAACTGGTGATTCACAAGATCACAACCGACAAAGAAGTTCTGAACAACCTCATTGCCAAGGAAGAGCACTTCTGGAAATACAACGTGATGCCCGAAATTCCGCCTGTACCTACCGGAAGCGAGGGAGATACACAGCAGATCAATCAGCTGTACTCTGCAGATGATCGAAACAAAACTGCCGATCTTAATCCCATCCGCGACCTGTTGGATAAGCGGCAGGAGCTTTCTGATCAGATCGAACAGCTGGAGCAGGAAAAAGCCTCTATTGAACAGCAGGTGAAGTTGGAGATGCAGGACGCCGCCTATGGTACAGCACCGGGCTACAAGGTGTCCTGGGTATCCTCCGAAAGTAAACGGGTAGACTCCCAGCGTTTGAAGAAAGAACAGCCCGATATTTTCAATCGGTACAGCAAGAATGTAAGCAGCCGCAGGTTTACCATTATCCATGCAGCATAATTTTTGTACGCCTATAGGAACACAAAATTTGCGCTTCAGCTATTTTTGTTTAATAG